AATTGCGGTTGTCAGGTTATTTATGTTAGATTAAAAACAGAACAAGATGGAAGAAATAATTTTTAAGAACCTTTCAGAATTTCGCGACATCGATGAGCAAACAGGTATCATAAAAGGTTACGCGAATGTTTATAACGTGAAAGACAGCGACGGAGACATTTCGCTTCCTGGATCGTTCTCGAAGACGGTCGCAGAACGTGCGAAAAAGATAAAGATATTCAAGAACCACACGCCGCAGCTGGTCGGAGTGCCGTTGGAGTTGGATATCGCAGATTCTTACGGTCTCGGGCTAACAGCTAAGATGCTGATGGACACAGACGCTGGACGAGACACGTTTCATGAAGTGAAGTTTCTGCATGAAAACGGTTTCGAAAGCGGTATGAGTATCGGCGGCTGGGTTATCAAACGAAATGCTAAGAACAAAGCTGAAGTGGTTGAATACAGGTTGAAAGAAATATCAGTTTTGACAACCGAAGAACCAGCAAACCAGCTTTCGCTTGTAAGCGCGGTTAAAGCAGTGAAAGAATTAACCGAACCTACTCAGGAAGAATTTTGGAGTATCATCGAGAAGGCTTACGATGTAAGATTTTCGGATAACATATTAAAATCATTAGAACAATTTTTGACACTCAAAGACAATGAGCCTGATCAGCTTGATGCTGACACAACTCAAGCCGTTGAGCCGTTGATCACAAATATTTACGAGTTATTCATTTAAAAACAACTATTTAAAACAAAAAACAATTATGGAAGATATTGAAAAACAAAAAGCTGAAGCGCTTGAAAACGTTAAGAAAACAGCAGAAGCGGCAGCTAAGATGACCGTCGAAGAAGCGATGAAAGCCGTTTCAGAAAAGATGGAAGAGATCGCTGGAAAGGTCGGCAAATCGGTAACCGAAGACGACTTCAAAAAAGAGATCGCAGAATTGCAAGCGCGCGTTAAACAGATCAAGCAAACAACTTCTGAAGAGAAGACGGCAAAGAGCATTAAAGACGCGATTGCCGATGCGCTTGTCGAAGGAGCTGAAAAGCTGAAAAACTTCAGAGGTGAGGAAAAGCTTGTCATGAAAGCGGTAACCGATGCAAGCTGGGCAGCTGGTGCGCTTGATCATGCAACGTCGGAAGTACGTCCTACTCTTTATAACAGTCCTTACTCGCCTCTTTACCTTCGCAACATTTTCCCGAACGTTGCGACCGACATGGGAACTGTTATCATTCCGCAAATCGGAGCGATCACAGGTGCTGCGGCAGAATGGGAAAGAGGCAGCGGAGATGGTGGAGTTGACGTAACTAAACCTGAAGTTTCTCCTGCTTACAAAGACGTAACCGTTCCGATGAAGTGGATCGCTGGGATCACTACCGTTAACCGTGAGTTATTGCTTAACGTTAAATACTTGCAGTCGAGTATTACCAACACGCTGCTTTATTCGTCGAAAGGTTTGTTTGCAGCTGAAAACAAGATGATCACCGATTACCTTGCTACGAATGCAGTTGCTTACGCAGGCTCGAAGACGATCGCGCTTGAGAAGATCATCGACGCAGCGTTCAATCAGTTACTTGGTAACTACATGTCCCCGACGCACGTACTTATGAACCAAGCCGACTACTTGACTTATATCAAGTTAAACAAGGCTTCAGGATCAGGCGAGTACGACGTTCCAAACGACACGCTGATGGGATTCTTCGGTACAGGTCTCGAAACGGCAGTGCAGATTGTTCCAGTTCCGTCGATCGTGGCTGGTACTGCTTATGTAGTTTCAGCTCCAGAATTCGAGTTCATTAACAGGCTTGCTCCTGAAATTCAAATCGCAGAACAGCACGACGTGAACTTTGCTTTCAACAAGGTAACGTTCAGGGTTGAAGAAATGGCGGCTTTCGTTGCGAAGAATTTGAATGCGATGGTTAAAATTACGTTTTAATGTTTAACAGGGAGCGGTTAACTCCGCTCCCATAAACTAATAAAAACTATGGCAAAGATTAAATATAACGCAAAAGTTTGGGAAGCAACGACGACAGAGTGGGCAGCTGATAACACTATCTATTCACCTAATGATCTGCTTTTCGATACTAATTTGAAGACGTACAAGCGAGGTGACGGAGTAAACAAGTATTCAGACATACCTGCTTTTGGAAAAGTTGCTGCATGGGCTGACATAGACGGAAAACCTGCAGTTATAGCTGCTGGTGTTGATGCTGCAGCTGCATGGGATGTTATTAATGATGCAGCGATTGGGATTACTGCTACTACTGCAGCTGCAGGTAATCATGATCATGCGATCGTTGAAAATACAGCAAGCGGACTTGCCGCAGCTGCTAATATTCAAGCATTGGCAATTGCATTGTCTGCACGTATCAAAGCGCTTGAAGATGCACCTGAAGATGCATCTTAATGTTTAATAGTGAGCGGGCAACCGCTCACATTAATACTCAATAAAAATGAAGGTATTTGTAAAACATTTGAATACGATAGTAGATGTATCTGAAAGCAAAGCGAAAAGATGGGTAGCTGCTGGATATGCCGAATATGCAGATGCTGACAAGAAAGACAAACAAACAAAACGAAGTAGGAAATGATAACACTCGACGACGTTAAAGAAGCTTTGAATATCGACTTCACGGATCAGGACAGTTATTTGCAGTCGTTGCTTGACGCTGCGATCGACAAAGCGCTTCGAGTGTCAGGAATAAGCGCTACGATAACGGTAGTTGATGAGTTTGGCGTTGAAACAGTAATTGAAAACCCTGAAGCCTCATCGGCAGAGTTTCTGAACGCGATACTTGAAGACGTTGCAGCTATGTATCAGTCGCGCGGTGATGTTCAATCAGGAAGCGAAAGCTCGATGTTTACGTACAGAAGACATTCGACGAAACCTATCTTTTAAATTTCAAAGACATGAAAATTGGGCGATACGATCAGGTAATTGAATTCTGGAGCGAAGGAATGGTAAGCGACGGATACGGAGGCTACACACCTAAGCCGTTATTGGAGTTGAAGACTTGGGCACGTATCGAACAATTAAAAGTATCGGCGAACATTGAACAGGCGCAAATGCAGTTGCCGACTGTTTATCGAGTAGGTGTAATGTTAAGAGCTGGCTTCATGCCGTCGGTGCAGCACATAGTTAAGTGGAGAGAAAAGAATTATCGGATCATAAACGCTCCCGTCGTCGAGAACGTCAGATACGGAAAAGAACTTGTCTTCGACATAACGGCTAAAGATTAGAGAGATGGGAAAAGTAATCAATACGACATCGGACAACTTGAAGAAGTACAAAGCGGATCAAATCAGGAAGATGCGAGAGCTTGTCGTAGATACGGTTACAACGATCGAGATTGAGGCAACAAGGAAAGCACCAGTCGGCGAGGATGGCGACATATTCATTAACATCGACAAGCGTTTTACAAACAACGACATGACAGGTGAAGTCGGAGTTATGGGTGAAAACAATTTGGCCGCTTACTTCGAATTTGGTACAGGATTGTCGGCACGTGAAATACTTGCACCGTATCCTGAATGGATACGTGAAATTGCTTGGAAATTTTACATAAACGGATTAGGTACTTTGAAAGGGAAACCGTATCTTTATCCGTCGGTTTTAAAGAACACCGAAATATTCAATAAGAAGCTGGACGAAATCGTGAAAGAAAAAACGAAAGACAATGGATAGAGCAACAGAAATACGAGGTAAGGTCATTACAGCACTTTCAACACTGAAATACGGTACTGTTTCGATACCCGTGTTCGATGAGATCGTTAATCCGAATATAACGTTACCGAGTGTCGATGGATCAATAGCTACTTATGTCGTTATTCAGGATCAACAAGAACAATTGAACGCAGTCCAAACAGTAGATGCGCCACGCTTCAATTTAAACATGACAATAAGAGTAGTTACGAAATGGGGAACGGTCGGCAAAAAGAAACTTTGCGAGGACATCGGAGATACGATTATCAATTTGCTGCGTGATGACAGGGGTGCTTCAAGGATCGATGGTATTGACAAGGTATTGCTGGTAACAGCTCAATCAATCGCTGAAACGACAATAAACAATATAGCATTTAGTAAAATAATCATTTTAAACTTTATAAAAAATGGCTAACAATTATCAACCAGGATGGAAAGGAGCTCGGTTGGCAGTGTTGAACGCTACCGCTACCGATTATGTGCCTATTGCGTGTATCACTTCGAGAAGTGAGAGCAACGCTTCAAATGTAATGGAAAAGACTAACGCTTGCACACAAGGCAAGACGGTTAAGACGATAACAAGTATAACGAGAACGGTAAGCGTGTCAGGCGAAGTAGTAAAGGATAACAACGTTAATTCGCTTGACGACTTGCGCGCTTTGCAGGACAGCTTGACGACGCACGATTTCAAGGTTTATCGAACGTCAGGAGTTGATGGAGCTACCGAAACGGCTTGGTACTTCTCGGCAACGATTTCAAACTTGAATGCAGACTATCCTACAGGAGCAGGTGAGAGCGCTACATTCACGATGGACTTGAACATCGAAGGAGAATATTCAAATGTTGAACCAACACATTAAAAATTAAACAATTATGCCAAATTATCAACCAGGATGGGAAGGAGCTCGGTTGGCTTACAAGTCAGTGTCAACTTATATCCCTGTAGCCTGCATAACTTCACGTAGTGAAAGCAACGCTACAAACTATAACGAAAAAGTAAACGTTTGCACTGAAGGGAAGGTGGTTCGAAAGCCGACAAGCATAAGCAGAACGGTAAGCGTGTCAGGCGAAGTAGTCGACGCAGGATCGCTGAATGAGTTGCGTGTTTTGCAGGACAGCAAAACTGAGCAAATATTCAGAATTTATGACAGCTCTGGAACTGCGAAGTATTTCAAGGCAAACGTTATGAACCTCAACGGCGACTATCCGACAGGCGAAGGCGAAACGGCTACATTTACGATGGATCTTGAGCTTACAAGCGAGTATCAATCAAGTGATGTTTTCGCATAACGATTAAACTTTGAAACTATGTATTCAACTGAAATTACTGTTAATAGCAAGACGATACCGATCCGCTTCGGGGCTTACGTTCTCAAGAAGCTTGCCGACGACGGTATTCGATTGCAGGATTTAGATGAACTAATAAAAAATAATTATGCAGACATCATACCACGAATTATCTATTACGGTGCTGTTAATGCTTCGGAAGAACGTCGAGGCGATAACGTTTCATTAAACGATATTTATGATTGGATTGATGATGTTTCTGATGGTTTATTTGGGGAAGAAGTTAGTAAAATTTATAATTTGTTCGCACAGCAGTTAAATGACAGTGTCCCAAAAAACTTGAAGGCGGGGAAAGCGTCCCCGCAGAAAAAAGCGAACGGCTAAGTGCTGCAGAAGAATTCACGATCAATCACTTGTCGTTTGCGCTCGGCGAATTGGGACTTCGGATGGATGAATTCTACGACATGGCATGGTGTGAGTACTTGATAAAATGTTACGCTTGGGCAAGGATGGAAAAAGAGAAGTGGAGACACACTCGCATGATCGCTTATGAAGCACGTATCGGAAGCCATCTTGATCCGAAAAGCCTGCCGAGAACGATCGAACAGTACATGCCGCTTGACGGAAAGAAGACGACAAGTCGAGTGCCGAGATCGGAGATCGAAGCACTGAAACGTGAAAGGGAACAAATACTTAAAAAGAACAAACAATGAGTTTCACAGCGATAATAACAGCGGACGCGAAAGGCTTTGAAAGAGCGATAGATCAGGCACAAGCGAAGATCGACGGACTTGAGAAGACGGTCGGTCAACGGCTTTCGTCAATCGGAGACAAATTCACTGACATAGGCCGAAAGGCTTCCGTTTTGTCGGCAGCGATCGTAGCCGCTGGAGGTGCTTCGTTTAAGATGGCTGCCGATTTCCAGGATGCGCTCGGAGCAACGGATCAGGTTTACAAGCAGTCAAGCGACACGGTGAAGGAGTGGGCGCAAAACTTGTCATCGCAGTACGGTATCGCGAAAAGCGAGGCGTTGAGTTACTCAAACATGATGGGATCGATGCTGGTTAACATAGGTCAATTGACTGAAGAACAAGCAGCGAAACAATCACAGAAGCTTATCGAGTTGGCAGGAGACCTTACTGCCATGTACGGAGGCACGACACAGGATGCCGTGAGAGCGTTAACAGGCGCGTTGAAGGGTAACAACACGATGCTGGATAACTATGGAATGGCCGTAAACGATGCGCTGGTAAAGACACGTGCGCTTGAATTAGGACTTATAGCGCAAGGCGAGGAAATGACGCTTGCAGCACGGCAGGCAGCTACGTTATCGTTGATCTGGGAGCAATCGGCAGCGGCACAAGGACAGGCTGCGCGTGAAGCCGAAGGAGCGAGTGGATCGATGCGTGCGCTTCAGGTTGAGGTTAAGAATTTGGCGACGTCGTTCGGTGAGATACTATTGCCTATAATAACTCCTATCGTTTCAGGAATTGCCGACATTGTTAACAAGATCGGATCATTATCACCTGAATTGCAAAAGACGATCGTCGTTATCGGAGGTATTGCTGCGGCAATTGGCCCGCTGATGTTGGGACTTGGCAGCTTGCTGAAATTAGCACCGCTTATCGGAACTGCATTCACGGCTATGACAGGGCCGATCGGAATTGCTGTAGCTGCTATCGCTGGAGCGGCAGCGTTGATCGTAAAAAATTGGGATGCGATAAAAGAGTACTTCACGACAGGCGGAGGAAGCGAGATGTTCTCGTCAGTGAAAGCGCTTGCGGTTGATCTTTTCGAAAACATAAAAAACACGTTTAACTCGATACGCGATGTTGCGGTAGCCGTTTGGGATCAAATAGGAGGTACGTTGACGTCGATTTGGAATAACACGTTTGACAGTATCAAAAGCGTGCTGGACTTTTTCATGAATACGGTTAAGAACGTTGCCGACTTTCTGCGTGCGATCATAAACGGCGACTTTAAAGGAGCGTTGAATGCTTTGTTATCGCAATTCAGCAACATCTTTGCGTCAATAGGCAGGATAGTAACGAATACGATTTCAAGCATGGCTGGCATGATTGGAAAGTTTCTCGACGTCGTAGGACTTGACAAGTGGGCCGAGTCGGTAAACGGTTTCGCTGACAGGATGGCGAACGCTTTCACGAAGCAAAAAGATGCTGCTACCGAAGCGGCTACCGTTATTGAGGAAGTATCAGATAGAGAAGTTACGGCGGTTAGTACTGCGTCGGAAAAAGTCGTATCGGCAACGACTTCCGTTAGCGACACGTTCACGAAGCTGATCGGAA